TTGTTGCGATACCAAATGGTGTTATATTACTGTCTCTTTCTAAATCTATTTTAATTCTGCTCATTTGATTTACATTCTCCTGCAATTGCCATATAAGCAGACCCATCATGATAAGTATCTTCGCTGACTGCTCCAAGTTTTGTTCGTGCTATCTTTAATAGGCACATCATAATAGCCACATCATGTGGTGTTATGGTTTTATCTAAAAAGGCAGACCAAAGACTTGCAATATTTTTATGGTTCTCTACCTTGTCTCCATAATCCGTATGTCGTTGACCACTAACTAATTTTATAGCAGTCTCTAATATTGTTTTAGTTTTTAGGTTTTCCAACTGCTCCCCCCTTTCCAAACATTTCTAATTCCAATTCCCTCATTCCAATATAATGACACAGAGCCATATTGTTTTTACAAAACCAATGCACCCCTGCACCAAGAGTTAATATCTGTGTGTCATCAGAGACATTAACAAACTCAATTTCTATTTTTTTAGTCTTACCCACACCAACGGAAGATAACATTATGTATGCCTTATCTTTTTCGTACAATTTTGACCATCCATTTTCTTGGGATTTCTTTTTCACACCATCTGAACTCATGTTTTTTACACCAATCTATATAAGTTGTTTTAGAATTTTTTCTTATTTTATTCTTTGCATTTTGAAAACAGAAACGAATATCATAGTCAGAGTTTTCATCCTCTTGTAACCATAGATGTTTCTTTCTGTCATCCAATGTGAATAAACCTTTTAACTCCACATAAATATTTGTCTGTGGAAAATATAAATCCGGAAGATAACTCCTTTCTATTGCCGGTTGAATAAAGTATAATCTTTCTTTCTCATAGATAAATTTTACTCGTCTTCGTTTTAATTTTGTTATGACTCTCGTTTCAAACTTGGAACGATACTTATCCCTTGTTGTATATCGTGTCATGTAATTCCTTAAAGGTTAAGTCCGGATTTTGTTTTAAATATTTTATAACCCATTTATAAGACCACGCACTTAATCGTAATTGATTTTGAAACCAGTAGTGTGTTTGCTCCGGCATCATTTTAAATAAATTCTTTTCATTAATCTTTTTCTTTTCCTCATCCTCTACCAATGACTGCAACCATTCAACAAGAATGCCCCTTGCTTTCTTTCTTATCTTTTTTATTTTCTTTCTATTCATCTAATAAAGGTAAATCCGTAATTATAATTTCTCCATTAGGAGTATCAAGAACAGTAGTAGTTTTAGTAGAAGAACAACCACTCACTACCATTAACAACAATAATAAAATTATGTTTTTCATTTTATTAAATAAAAAATTTTAAACCCCAACTAATTAATAAATATAAAAGCATACCCATAACTACCGCAATTCCAATACATCCAAAAATAGCATAGAACTTATCCATCTTCGTCATTGTTGTAATTCCTCACATTTTATAGGGTCTTTTACCTTACTACAATAAAATTCCCTTGCTCTCTGATTCTGTGATTTCTTTTTCTTTTCTTTATTCTTTAAAATCTTTTCTTTCTTATTAGGATTTTTATCTGTCTCTGTAACGATATTAACAACCTTTGCTGTTTCTTTTGCAACCATGAATGCACAACCATTTAAGAAAAGTATACACCATAACACACACCACGATAAGAATAATAATAAAATTATTTTTTTCATTTTATTTCTAATTCTTCAACCTTTGGTTCTTTCATAACCTTTGTCATATAAACTTTGCTCTTTGCATATTGAAACAATCGCAAACCTTTTCCTTCGTTTGTATCAGCATGACATTCAACCTTGTGATTACAAAAGAAACAACCCATAGGCAATTTCATGTTACCACCTTTCTCATGAGGTATCGGTTCATAACATTTATCCGGTGGTGTATCCTTTGCCAGTTTTTCTTTCACATCTTTTATAAGAACAGAGACATTGGGTTTCATTAAATCATCCGGTCTGAACAAAGCTAACTCTCCGGTTGCTTTATTAAGAGCAAGAAATCCGCCCTTGTTTGTTGGTTCATTTTCTTCATAGCCGGATAGCTGTGCCACATAACCAAATGGGTCATCCTCATAGAGTGTACCATCCTTAAATTTTCTAAAGCCATGAGAGGAAGCAGTCTTAACATCAACAACTTCTCCATCAATTTTACTGTCCATGTGACCTACAATACCATCAACAGTTACTTTCTTTTGTTGGTCAGTCACCTTATGTCCTGCTAATTCCGCAAGAAATAAAATTAAATGTTCCATGATATGTCCGTTTAAAAATTTTAATTGCAAGGCAGGGTCTGGTACAGATTTTTTAAATGGTCTGTTTCTATCATACCATAATTGTCTTGCCGGTCTTCCAAGTATAGACATTCTTAAAACACCTTTGTCTGCCTTCATTGGACTTGTAAAGTCTTGTATAACTTCTTTTATATTATTTAAAAACCTAGATATCTGTTCTTCTGTAACCGGTACTTTCTTTTTATAAGTAAGATTGACAAGCAACTTATTTATATCCGGAACTAAAGTATCTAAACTTTTACTAATGCGTTTCTTTCCAGTTGTTTCCAATTTTATACTCCCCATTAAGTGAACAGCGAAGACCTAATTGTTCTCCGGCATCCACGATTGATTTAACTGCTAGTGTACCAAACCTATCAGCTTGTTCTTCCTTGACTTGATATTGAAATTCATCATGCACATTCACCACCGGTATAGCATCTATTTTATATTGTGAAATATAATCAGATAAAATAACAAGTGCTTTCTTCATGGCTATCGCACCCCCACCTTGAATTAAAGTGTTTAATGCGGAGTGCTTTTGCCGGATGATGAGCTTTCTTTGGTCGAGTCCTTTGAGCCAACCCTTTTTAACAGCTTTGTCCACTCTTGTTCTAAGTTTTGCAAGACTTGGAAGGCGTTTGAGAAATCTATTTTTAATCTCTCTTCCATAACTTTCAGACCTTCCGCAGATAGTTCCGAGCTTTTTGTTACCTGCTCCATAAATGAACGCATAGATAAATGTCTTTGCGATATCTCTTGTTTCCAACCCTGCAAGAGTTTGATTTGTACTGTGTATATCTCCATTAATGACTTCATTAATATACTCCTTATCATTCATATAGTGGGATAATATTCTTAACTCAAGTCCACTAGCATCTACTCCCACTAATTTGTAGCCACTAGGAACTACCCATAATTCCCTGCAATCTTTTCCATAAGGAGAGTACACAGCAGGAACTTGAGCCATATTGGGCGAAGAATGACTCATTCTGGAAGTTATAGCACCATTTGTAATAACTTTACCATGCACTCTCCCATCTTCCCTTACCGCTTTAATCCATGACTCTATCATAGCCACTCTTTTTTGCAGTAAAAGAAACTCTTTAATTAATTCGGCTTCCGGTATGTCCTTAATCTCTGACAGAACTTTTTCATCTACAATGACATGACCTTTATCAGTACACTTCTTTGGTTTCCATCCAAGATTAATTAATCTCTCTCCTATCTGTTGTCTTGAACCAAGATTAAATTCTTGATATTTAACTTTAGTAAAAGGTATTCCTTTTACATACCCTCTCGCCTTGTTGTTTACCTTTGGTGTAAATGTTGTCTCAATCTTTAAAGGAATAAATGTTTCCCTTACTCTTGTTTGTACTTCATCTACTCTCTGTTGAAGTCTTGCTAAAAGTAAGTGTGCTTTTTCTTGGTCAAGTAAGAATCCATTTGAAACTTGTTGTGTAATTATTTTTGCAACATCATGTTCCAATTCAATAGACTCTTTTGAAAAATTAACTCCTTGTCTGTTGAGTAAGGTATAAACTTGTATTAATAACTTGACATCACGAATGCAATACTTTAACATTTCTTGACTGAACTTTGTAAAGTCATTAAAGTCAAATTTTTTATACCCAAACTTTAAACCAAACGCTTTTAAACTATGACCCCCTTCCCTTACCGGATTAAATAATCTCGATAAGATTATTGTATCAGTAACCTTTCCAATCTTAAATAAGTCAACTCCAAGTACATTCTTAATAACCGGTGCATCAAAACCTATGATGTTGTGTCCAATAAATTCCGAATAATTAACCGCAACATTCTGAAATTTATGGATATCATCCGAAGTATAATGTACAATATTGCCCTTGTCACAAATAGTAACCAAGCACCAAATCTTATTAGGTAATGTACCATTAAATAAAGTGGTCTCAATGTCGAGAAATAATTTTGCCATTGTTGTTTTACCCTATTAAAATTTATCGTCTGCATTCTCATTGTCTGAAGGTTTTTCTGTTTCGTGTAGTCTACCGGTGTCCTTATCATAAAATAAATAAGTAGCAGGTCCGGTCATACCCACAAATCTATTCTTTAACACCCTTAATGATGTTGTATTGCGAATAACTTCATCATCATTCTGTGCGTCTCTCTCTAATCCTATGACCATATCGGACAGTTGAGCAATAGAACCACTACCTCGAAGTTGAGATAAGGATGTAACTGCCCCCTCTTCATGTCCTTTTCCATCCGGTCTCTTTAGATGAGAGACAATCATCAAAGCCATATCCGTTTCTTGCACAAGTGTACGAAGCTTTGTCATGATTTCATCAAGTCCTTTTCGTTCATCCCCATATTCTTGTGATGATACAACCATACTGATATGGTCAAGCATAATGAACTTACAATCCAATGCCTTTGCCATGTACCTAACCCTTGATATAATATTATCAACGGAGTTAGAACCAAAATGATTATAGAAATAAAACCTATCAGAACCAATGGTCTTGTTAAAGTATTCTATCTTGTCTTCCTTACTTAAAACAATGTCCGGTCTTCTTAAAGGAAGGTTCGCTTCAACACCCATAATGTCAAGTGCTGTTATCTTCGGACTTTCCTCTAGCATAATCATGCCTATATTTTTATCAGTTGTTTTAAAGATATGATAGACTAATTCTTTTATAACAGATGTCTTTCCTAATCCAGTACCGGCAGTAAAGGTTACTAATTCCCCACTACGAATACCATATGTTAATTCATCCAAACCTTTCCAACCATAGTCAGTTGTTGATTTAACTACCGGTTCTAACACCTCATCAAGTAGTGACGAACCTTTTATAATTCCATCCGGAGCATGAACCGGTGCGTTCCACCAACATTTCGTATACTTCTCATACTTCTTATCACGAAGCATATCGTTTGCGTCTTTGTATTCTTCCGGAAGTTTAACTATCTTTGCCTTTGCCGGACTAAATAATTCCGCTACCTTTTTACTTGCTTCTCTTCCGATATCATCATTATCAAAATTAATTACAATGTTATCAAACTTATCAAGCCAAGTATAACTTTTCTTAATATCTTTTATGGATGATGCAACACCATTCTTAATACTGACAACCGGATATTTATTTCCAAGCATTTGATACACGCTTAATGCGTCTACCTCTCCCTCTGTTATCGTTACATATTTGCCACCATTGAATAATTGTTGACCGAATAATCCTGCATTAGTTGTTGAACCGACAATGGAAAATTGTTTGGTTGATACATACCTTGTTTTTGTACCTATCATTGTACCCCTCTCATCATAGTAGGGATAGATATGTTTTTGTATTACTCCATTGCTGTCACGAATAATCTTGACACCAAAAGTTTTACAAGCATCTTCATTAATTCCTCTGTCTGATATGGCAGAAGATACTCCGGTGTGATAACCAAAGTCTGAAACATTCTGTTGTTGTTGTGCTACCTGCATTGGTTCGCCCTCTCTTTTTTTATTAATTATTATGTCCTCACTATCCGGTGGAAAGTAGTTTTCACAAGCAAAACAATAGCTACTGCCATCATCATTTATACTTCTTGCGTCACTACTTCCACAACTATCACAAGGAACATGGTATTCTACAAAATTTGATTTGTCTTCCATGTTGTATCGCCCTTTCATTATTTAATTTGGGCGGTGGATAGATACGCAACTGTTTTGTCCACCATTAAGTATGTTTACTAGTATTACCTGCATACACCCAAAATCTTTTAGTTTAAAATTCGTCTGTACCTTTGCCATTCTCGGCAACATAACCCTCTGCTATGTCAAAGTCCTCTCCATATGGAATTAGGTCAATGACTTGTACTGCTTGTAGGTCTAAACTCCTGCCACTCTTACCGGCAAAAGTCCATTCGAACTCTTTGTAAAGAACTTTAACTTGCGAACCATTACCTACTAATACATCAATAGGATTTTTCTTTGCGTCAACAAGTCTTGGCATAGGATTTGCTGTTCCGTCTTGTCTTGCGACTTTTCTTTTGAACTTTAAAACCTTACCTCTTTCGTCTTCCTTTACTGTCACTCCTCGACTAGCAAAATCTTTAGCAGTTATATCATCAACTGCCACATCAATTTGATAGACTGGGTCAAAGGTTGTGTTGGGTCTAGTAATACTCGCCCAATAAGCTTTTCCTTCTACTGTTGGCATAATTTTCTCCTTTTAGTTATAGTTATATTATATCACACTTGACAACAAAAGTCAAGAATTATCTTTTGTAAACCTTACAATAACTTCACAATTTCCATAGTGAATTAAGTTATCTTCAAAATCTTCTACCATTCTTGACAATTGTCTTAACTGAATACCATCCTCTGATTTTAATTCAGTCAGTATTTGATTGTGTTTTTCCCTGCCCTTATTGGAATATTTCGTACCAATTTCTTGAACAGAATATTTATCAACATACATAATTAATCCCCTTTCTTATTTATGTTAGGGTAGTTTGGGAACTCTTGATTACTTTGTGTAATAGTTTTATTAAATTCAGAATAACTTCTGGTTTTCAATTTAACATC